TTTCATTAGTCTCCCAATCAAGAGTAACTTCTCCGACAGAAGACGGCCAAGCACCCCAAAACTTGTATGAACTCGCGATGGCGGCGTCCTCCGTTGTGTCACCGGATTCCTCATCTGTGACAGTTGCGGTAGCCTTTTTGAACCCAATTACTTGTAATGAACCAGTATAGTTCGCTGGTGTAAGCCAACCTGAGGCTCTTGAATTACTCACGCCACTATTCAATTTCTGCGTCCAGTTTTCTAACATATGCCTAACAAGAAAATCTTCATCATTATAAACGGTATTTGTCCATTGTGTAGATTCTCTATTGCCAGGAACCTGTATTTCTCTCCCCATATAAGAAATTGGAGAGGCAGTGATTGTAGATTCTGGAAAGGTTGCTGCTTTTGTCATATAAGGATAATCAGCCATTGCAGTAACGCTGCCGGTCAGCAGTACTGGTGCAGTAACTGTAACTTGGAATAAAGATTGTAATGCTCCGCCGCCTTGTAACTTGGCTAAGAACGTTGTTGGTGAAAATACACCCATTGTTTCTCCTTTACGCTTTCGCGCCGATAGTTATGTTAAAAAAAATGAAAAAGTCTTTTTTATAAGTACACCCTTCGGCACTACCGTCTTTTCTCATTTTTCTATGTTTATACTATTATTTATACTACTATTATCCACCTGTAATTTCGCTAAATTCAACTCCAGACCTTACAGCAACAAATTGCAGCTGAATGAAGTTAATTGAACGTGATGGTTTAACATATATGTCTCCACGGAATTCGTTACGATCAACAACTTCCGGAGTATTATTAGAATCGTCACAAACTACAGAAAAATCTTGAATCCCTTGTCTTCCTTGAACATTTATCAAGAAAGGTTCTACAGTAGATACAAATCTTGAACGAGTAAATGCATCATTGAATTCAAATAAGAAGGATTTTGCCATATTAGCAATTGATTTTTCCAAAAGGATAAACAACCTTCGTACATTGATTCTATCAAATGCACTCGGTTTTGCTAATAGTGTTTTATCACCAAAAAGGATAATTCCTTGACCCGGCATACCTACTACTGGATTAACACCTTTTTTATAAAGTCCATCTCTTTGTGTTTTATTTGGATTAAAAGGAAGTTTGATTGCATTTCGAATATTTCCTCTCACTGCGCCAGCAGGAGACCAAAATGGATCACGGGTATTATCTGTAAAGGCACAACATCCTGCAATATCTCCATTCAAAGGAACGTACCGATATACATCATTGTACTTATCGTACATATACTTCCATCCAGAATCCATAACTGCATAAGAAGAACTCGGCATTTTATCACGATGAGCTCTTACATCAGTAAGTTCTTGGCCGGCATTATTAACGACAGCGGCCGATGGGGGTGAAATAAATGCTAAACAATCTCTACGATATTCTGCAATATTATTAATAGCATAAATTTGTGTAGCTGCAGAAGCATCCCCTGTCATTAAAAGTGTTACATCCACTTCTTCTGTATTTTTGAATTCATCCATTCCAACTTGGATATTTCCAGGAGTTGAAGCTGAACCTGAATTTCCACCAGTCAAACTTGCTGTAACAATGACACCTTTTGCATTAAACGTTCCTGTTGAAGCACCGCCCCATGCAGTAGTTCCATAAGCCGCATCTATATCTCCGGAAGAATCATGATCCAACCAACGAATATAAGAAGATCCTCTATTAATTTTATCTTTATAATAATTACTTTGTCCGTCTTCTGATTTAGCACCAGATGCTACTGAAGCACCAGAATATGTTTCCATTATAGTATTATTCGCACCAGTAATGTCTCCATCTTCATCTTCTACTACTATATGAATTTCATCATATGCTCCCATAGCTTTTGCTACATGTGCAGTAGTAGTAGGAGTATCATCAAATGAAGCTGCATATTCCCATTCCCGTGAGAAAGTACTTGTTGCCGCAGTAACTACAAATGGATTTTCAACAGTCATTGAAGTTGCACTACTTATAACAGTAACTCTTCGTTCTTCTGCGTTTCCAGTAACTTTTATAATATCACCTACAGTCATTTGAGTATCAAAGTGAGTAGATACACCTGTTATAACAGAACCATTAGCAGTAACTGATACAGTACCAATCATTTGAGAGACTGGTTCTGAAAATCCTGATCTCATTTTACGTGCTGCTGTTCCACTACCTATATCTGTACCCCATATGCTTCCTGCAGTAGCAGTAGTGGCATCAGCAATTGTAAGAATTACTAATGAATATCCACCAAGAACAATAACATCTCCAACACTTAATTCTGTTAAATATTGAGTTGATGATCCCGCAAGAGCTCCTCCTGATACTGCCCAAGTGGAAGTTCCAGACAATGCAACATCCGTATTGGCATTAAGTGTTCCGTCTGCGTTGGTATTTGCTTTAGCAGCACCACACATAGAAACTTTTAAACTATTTCCTAGGTCCCCAGGATATTTTGCCACTAAAGGGCCGTAATCATTATTTTGGGATCCACCCATTTGAGGGTCATAAGTGTTCTCATAATCTTCATCATTTGCAATATAAACTGTATTTGCTACGTCCATTGTGGCATTTTTTGCATCAGTTGTATTAGGTGTACGTACTACTTTAAGATTCGCAGAATATGCGAGATAGCTTGCGGCAGTAAAAAAGTTTGTGTATGTAGCTGAATCTGGTTTGCCAAAGATACCTACTAATTGTACTTCATTTGTTACTATTGTTCGTTCATATGCTGGTCCCCACCTAAAAGGCCCTGCAATTGCTCCTTCTGTCATGGAAACTTCAGGTACAACAGTAGTTAAATCAATCTCTTTGGTTACAACGCCTGGACTAATTGTAAAAGGCATCTTTTATCTCCTAAATATAAATAATTGTTCTAGTTTATGGTTTTATTAGCCATATTGGATCTATTTATTATTTTACAGTTCTCTAAAATCATAAATATTAAGTGTTATCATAAATATACAGAAAGTCCAATGTCAAAAGATAAATTAATAAATCATAAAAATATACAAGAACGATTTCTTAAAAAAGTTGATCGTTCTGAAACAAATACAAAATGTCATATTTGGCTTGCTTCTAAAAATAGAACAGGACATGGTATGTTTTCTGTTCTAGGAAAAACCATACCGGCAAGTAGATATGCCTTTATGATGTTTAATGGACAAGTAGCGAGCCATGAAGTAATAACACAAAATTGCTTCAATCCGTCTTGTGTAAATCCAAAACATCTTGAACTGTCAAATAAAAGAAAGATAGGAAAAAGATTATCTATCCGTCCCGAACAATTAATTACAGGTTCTATTAGTTTTTTAAACAGATTAAAAAAAGAAAGACCTGATCTATCTAATAAAATTGAAGATTTAATAACGGAAATAAACAATCCACCTGCGGAAGTTAATTTTGCGGATATGGATCCATTTGTTTATTCAGGTAAATCACTCTCATCATAATCTTGCCTGAAGCTTGGAATATCTGTTCGCCGCCAAAATTCTAAACCACTATATTTTTTTATAATCTTTGTACTTAAAATTTCCAATGGATTATTTTCACTTTTTGATATAGTTGATCTAATTTCGTGTAATGTTGGCATACCATATATGGTATCGTCCTCACGAGGACCCTCAATTATATTATCATAAACGTGTTCATAATTAGGAATTTGTAAAAATTCATAAATTTTATACATAATATTTTTAGTATCACTAATTAAGTCTTCATATTCTACAAGATGAACAATGTTTTGAAAGGTTTGCTGTTGTTCGACAAAAAGCTTAGCCATACCATTTAATGGATCTCCAATTGTCCCTTTCCCCCCTGTCCAAGGTACCCAACCCTCTTGCGAGGCAGAAGTTCCGGCCATCAATGCATGGCAACGATTATTATCGGTCCATCTTTTTCCGCTAGATTTCAGTTGTTTATCTATAGTAGTCCAATTTGCTTCATCTTTGGGATAATTTTCATTTTCAGAAGATTTTCTATTTAAAATAATAAATGATGATAGAATATCCGGAATAGAACGAACAGGACAAATAATTTTTACATTTTCTGCAATCATCCTTGCTGCCTCCAGCAGTGATGGCCAACCTCTATTTTTATCTATAATAATAGGGCTGTCTATATCAGAATACCATTCATGGCAAACACCAGTAACTAATTTTTGTCTGAAATTTTCTTTGATGAAACCATTATATAAGTAGCTTTGATGAAACATTTTATCAAATCTTACCATAAATTCAAGGACAGGAGATGTGGGTCCAACATAAATATCAGGATTTTGATTTAATATAGAACCTAATAAAGTTATACCTGATCTAGGTAATCCGGCTAAAAAGAAATAAATTTTTTCACTTGACATAATATTTTCTATTTTTTTAACGATACTGGTGTCGCTCTTGCACAGACAAAACTCGAATATCTCGCCTTATCTCTGAATCAACTTTCGATTCAATTTCAGAAGCAGTCAAAGGAAAACGATTCAATAGCCTATCCTCAACATTAGGTCTCGGTCTTTTGCCAATACCTGCTTCACTCTTTTCTGTCTTCACTTCGTAGCTTTTGACAAGGTCCATTCCCGTTAACCTAGCTATCAACATTTCTTTATCTAAAACTGTGAAAGAAGAGCTATCTTCCGGCTTTACTATACCAATTAAAGTATTCCCTACAGGATAGAAACCACCATCCTTAATAACAGAAGGTGTAGTTCCGTCTGCATTTAATTCGTATTCTACAATCATAGTTTTCCTTTTAAATTAGTTCTCATATAGTCTTGATTTGTCATTGATGTTTTATTAAATATTCTTTCACTTACTTTTTCAGCACAATATTTGTATTTGTCTCTCATTTCATCTAAAAAATCTTCTAAATGTAATGAAGTGAACTCTTCTCCTTTGTCTATCATTTCCTGTACGTTTGCTATATATTCCCGACATTCCGATGATGCAAGTTGAACATGAATGCCATATTGTTGCATATATTCTAATGTAGCTTCTGAACCTCTACCAAATTGAATTATATTACGATATAACATTTCAAATCCTCTACGGACATGATGTGCCTGTTCTTCTTTTTCAAATGAAGCTTCATCCCATTCACCAATATTATTTTTTTCTTTTATTGCCTCATATGCATCTGAAAGAATTGCAATATCTTTCATAGTTCCATTTGCGACATTTTTAGTTTGTAAAAGAGCCTGATTCATTTGAATCAGGTGCGCAATGTTTAACTTTGACTTTTCTGTTTTTGCATTTAATTTTTCAATGTCTTCTTCGGTTTTTGCACATGATTCTTGGGCGCCATATAATGCCGCTTTTCGTTTTTCAACTTCTGCCAAAATTTGTCTCAACATCCTAAAAGGAGATTGACCATTTAGCATTGTCAAGGACATCATTGTCAAGGTTGTTTGACTATTATGCCTATCAAAGTTTCTCGCTTGTTCTGCAAGTATTGGTAACATTTCTGAAACTTTTTTTACCAATGCAGTATTTACATTTTCTATTTCTAAATCTTTCAATAACATTATTTCATTCATAATTTTTCACTAGTCTCCTGAACATCCTGCCACAGCCCACTTCGATTGTACTAAATCACCAAAATCAGTTGCGTCGCCTGTTGTTTGTGTAGTAATATAATCT